CAGAATTGCACGTACATTGGCTGTGAGCAGCTAATACCTGACGGCGCAAACATAAGCGGAACAGTGTTTTCAGACACTATCATGCTTGCAAACGACAGCGCGATTGTTTACGACAACTCTGCCGACCCTGACGGCGAACTTGATGGAATGAAGATCACAAAGGGCGCTCTTGCTACTCACGCAATTGAGTTCGGCACAAACGTCCCTGCAACTATGACTCTACGCGACTGCGAGTTTATTGGCTACAATGCTTCAGATACACAGGACGATAGCACTTTCCACTTCAAAGACACCGCTGGAACTATCACATTAAACCTTATTGGCTGCACTGGAGAGTTTTCATACAGGTCTGATGGGGCAACAATAGTAATTGTAATTGCACCAGTAACTGTTTTGATAACTGTTTTTGATGCTGGAACTGGCTTGCCAATAGAGAATGCAAATGTCTGGATGGAAAAAGAGTCAGACCAGACAAATTTATTGAGTGATTCAACTGATGTAAATGGAGAGGTTACATTTCAGCACACTTACACCGCCGATCTAGACATAGTTGGTTGGGCAAGACAGATGGATACTATCGGGGTAGATTATGTCCAGGCCAACTATAGCGGCACAATTACTGATTCAGGGTTCACTTTGAATATAAAATTAACGCCATTATCATAAGGAGATTTTTACATGGCTATTTACGACACAGACGCAGACAGTTCAACAGCCATAACAGCATGGCTTGCACAATTCAAAGTGGCTGCATCAGGAGCGATTACTTTTGTTTCTGGCACTGACACATTCCATGTTAAGTGGATCAACAGGTCTTTGCAGAAACTTGCATGGGACTTTAATATTTCTGGTGATGATGAGATTAACTTATCTTTTCCGAATCCATCAAAGGAAGAGGCACTGGGTAAGATCGTCACACTCAACGACCACACAACGAACTACAGCGTAAATTACACTGTGACTGATTTGGTAATGGAATCCCATTTCGGTGGCTCTGTGTCTCAGAACGGCGGTGCTGATATTTACTATGGCTTGATCGTTCTTGGTGTGACTTCAATTCCTCTTCCTGTGAAGATCATTCAGGATGAAATTGAAGTAACTTCACATTGGGGCAACGGAAAGAACCAGACAGACGGTAACACACTGCTTCGCGTAATGGTTAAGGGTCGATCTGCTGGCTCTGACATTGACGGTCTACGTCTTGTTGTTAAGGCAAGTACGTGGCTTGAGACATATGCAATTTGGGAAACCACATTGCAACTTGGTGAGTCAGTAGCGTCCATCACCACGGCAGATGATCCGCAGAACACAACTCTCCAGGCAACTGTAGAAGCATACGGCATTGCCAAGTCTGAAGGGTACAACCAGCTTGATCTTGATGGTAATGGTCTTAAACCTTACTTGGGTGAATGGTCATACTCTCCTGAAACCACTAAGAAAGCTTTGTATGAATTTGTTAAGGCTATTCTGGTTGACGGAACTACCAACACGCTCTACGGGGTTGATGGTGATCTATGGACTGGCAGATTGTACGACTGTTCTATTGTTTCCGGAACAGGAACCCACGCTCAGAATGAAACATGTGATTGGGTAACTGGTAACGGTAATCTAGTTGGTGTTGACCTTCTTAATGGTACTTTAACTGGACGATATATCCTTCATGTTGGGGCAGGTGTTCCACCACTTGATACTGATGTTATTACTGGTCTTGGTGGCGCTACGGCGGTGCTGGATGCCGATAGCGTCAAGTTGACAACCAATCCGCATCACTTGGCCCAGTTTACTGGATCATGGATTGGGGCGTTTGGTATCGGTTTTGACAACAATGAGATTGGGTCTTCTGACTCATTCAAAGACTTGGACGGCAATCCGATTTCACCACCAAACTACGTCACTGTTTCTGGAACGATGGAAGCACTTGATGCCGGTGATGATTTGCATGTGTTCCTGGCTAAGAAGGATGCCGTTCTTGAGGCTCCAGACCTGACGGTATACACCTGTATTGGTGAGGCCATTTCTTCAGCAGAGATTCGCATTGTAGAAACGATTGATCCTGCCACACCGCAAACCGGTTGGTTTGGTGTACTGAAGACAGGCACTACGACCTACAAGTTCTACGAGTACGATAGTTGGGATGGTGGCACTGACACATTCAGTCTGGTTGGAACAATTGCCGATGACGCGATCACTGCTGGCGATGATGGAATGACAGCGATTATGTACGACTCCATGGTAGGTGGCGGCACAACCAAGACGTTCAGCAACAGCCTGATCTACACTGCTGATATCGCAGTTCGCGGTTGGGTTCGTCAGGGCGATGCTTCCGGTGTTGATAAGATCATTCCTATCTCAGGAACGATTGGCCCTGCTGGATTCAGCTTCTCAGGAACGATGGAAGCAGAGGTCTAAATGTGGCCTACGCCGTCAATTGGATAACGAGGGTAATCACGATACCGGCATCAGATTTGGTGCTGGTATCTGGCAGTCGTTATCGCCTACTAGCAACAAGCTTTACTTCCGAAATACGGAGGCTTGAATGGGACTTTATTGACGGATTATGGGCTGAACATATACTTGAGCGCGACAGTACAAGATTTGACTTCTCTGGCGTTGATTACGCGCCATTTGAGAAGGTTGTTAATGGGTATACAATAGAGTTTGTAGGAGGGATGACGAGAGTTGACCTCATTGGATCGAACTGTAATATTGCTGATGTGTTGATAGCAAATGGAGTCACAGTCGTTCCGAGCAATTCCGCTGGTAATACTTCACAGCTTGAATTGCTGCGTTTAGCTAGACTTATACCGGCTGCTTTATAATTGGGTGGGGCCACAATAATTAACCACAAGGGACTATTGGTGTGAATGATGACATGATTAAACACAAATCAAACGAACCTATTACTTCAGGATGGAGCATTGATCGGAAGATCAATATCTTTGGAACAATGGGATTTCTTTTAGCTATCGCGGCCTGGGTTTGGAACATTTCAGACCATGTAGCAGAAAACTCAAGGGATATTATTCTGCATAACAAGGTAGTGGATGTTGCTTTGCTGGCAATCAAGGCGGAAGACGCCCAGTGCCGTATCACGATACGCGACAACCAGTTTGAGATTATGACTCGGTTGAGAACAATCGAGGCCGACAATAAACGGCACATTGAATACCACAACGAAAGCAGGAAATGAAATGGCAATTCTCGCATCACAAGTAACCAGCAGACTTTCAAAAACCTTGCATGATATTGGCTTGGTTCGTTGGACTGAATCTGAAATGTGGGAAGCTATTGATGACGCTCAGAACGCAATACTTGAAGCGCGGCCTGACCTTTACGAGGTCACTGAGGACGTCCAGTTAAGGGATATTGGCGTAAGGCAACGCGCCCCTGAAGACTGCTATGACATATTCGATATAACCTACAACCTTGATGACAATCGGATTCCTTTCTCAGGGATTGTGAAAACCGAGCGCGGAACCATGGATCGCGCAATGAGGAACTGGATGATATCTCCACCAAGCCCACGTATGGAGCATTGGATGCAGGATATCAGGGAAAAGAAAATCTTTTGGGCCTACCCACCTGTAAGCGAAGACCCAGACACTGGTGAGCCAGGGTGGGTGGTAATGCGTTATGCGCGGCGACCGATTAAAGTTACTGGCTCTGCCCAGGAACTTGCGTCACCGGATGAAATGATAAATTCTGTTTATTATTTCGCAATGACAAGGTTACTTGAGAAGGATGAAAAGTTTGCCGGTTCACCCCAGGCCCAGGCATTCCTTGAGAAATTCGCAATGACCATCGGCGCACGAACAAGCGGCGACTCTCAGAAGAAACAAGCAAAGGATGAAAATGAAGGCACCTGAGCAAATATGGGAACCGTGTTGGGTTGAGTGTCCGGACTGTGAGGATTTCCTATGCACACAGCACAACAACGAGCATGTAGCTGATTGTGACTGCCCACCAATAGACGAGTGGGCCGAGCATGATGTATGGCCCTACAAGGAGACTGAAGATGCTTCTGAAAGCAATTGAAGAGTGGTATGACGATATCCGCCTTGAAGTTCCAGGCGCTCCGAATCCAATCATACAAAGCAGGGTCAGGCTTGCCGCGATTGAAACGTGCAAGCGCACAATGGTTTCACATGAAACATTAGACCCAATTGACATTGAAGCTGA